GTCACCGTCACCGACGGCGGCGTCGAGGTCGCGGAGCTCCTCTTCGCTCCGAGCCAGGATCTCGAACACGGGAACCGGCGAGCTGCGACTGACGGCGAACCACTGCGCGCCGGAGTTCAAGACCGCCAAGCCGCCGCCGCGGCCGATGCTGGTCGTTTCCAACCCTGACAGGTGAGGTTTGTGGGATTCCTGACAAAGTTGGCCGGCGTGTTCAGATTCGGGGCTGAGGAGCCCGCCGCGGCGTTCGGCATGGACGTGCCAGCCGACCTTTGGAACGCGATGACCGCCGGGGGGGCGATCGCGCCGCGGATCAGCCGCGCCGAGGCGTTGCAGGTCCCCGCGGTCCTGCGCGCCCGGAACCTGATCTGCGGGACGGTCGGGTCGTTGCCGCTGGTCACCATCGGCCCCGACCGCAGCGAGGTGGGTGGCACCTACCTGCTCGGCGGGAACATCGACCCGGAGATCCCCAACAGCATCATGATCGCCTACACGCTGGAGGACCTGCTGTTCGAGGGGCTCGCGTGGTGGCGGGTGACCCGGCTGGGCTGGCATGACTACCCGGTGCAGGCACGCTGGGTGCCGACCAGCGCCGTGCATGTCGCGGCGGGCAGCACCCAGATGCCGTCGCAGATGCTCGTCTCCCCCGACCAGCCGATCCCGGTCGACGGGCAGGTCTTCATCGACGGGATCCCGGTGCCCGACCGGGACGTCATCCGGTTCGACTCGCCGAACCCGCCGCTGCTGCGGCACGCGGCCAGAGCGATCCGGACCGCGCTGCTGCTGGACGCCACCGCCAGCCTGTACGCGGAGTCGCCGCAGCCGCTGACGGTGTTCACCCCACGGGAAGGCGGCGTCGACGCCGGCAGCGAACAAGAGATCCAGGCGATGCTGGACCGGTGGGAGCACGCCCGGGCGCGCCGCGCGACCGGGTACGTCGGCGCCGCGTTGAACCTGGACACGGTCGGCTGGTCCCCGGAGCAGCTGCAGCTGGCCGACGCCCGCCAGCATGCCGTGCTGGAGATCGCCAGAGCGACCGGGGTAGACCCCGAGGATCTTGGGGTGTCCACGACCAGCCGCACCTACGCCAACGCGGAGACCCGCCGCCGCGACCTGGTCGACTTCACCCTCGCCGCCTACATCTCGGCGTTGCAGGACCGCCTGTCGATGCGGGACGTGCTGCCCCGCGGGTACGCCGCGAAGGTGAAGCTGGACGCGTTCCTGCGGTCGGACACCAAGACCCGGATGGAGACGTACAAGCTCGGGTTGGAGGTGGGCGCCTACACCACCGAGGAGATCCGGGTGTTGGAGGACCGTCCGTCGCTGCCCCCGGGGCAGCCGGCACCATTACCAGCACCAGCGCCGATGGAGGAGGAGCCGGACATGGGAGCCGACCAGCCAACCGCCCAGTTCGGCGACCCGATCCATCCGCTGCTCAGCTTTGACGACTCGGACGCCTACGCGTCGTTCCGGGTCAACGAAGCCAAACGCACCATCTCCGGCATGATCGTGCCGTGGGGCAAGATCGCGGTCTCGCGGGGTCAGCGCTGGCGGTTCGCGGAGAACTCGCTGCGCTGGAACGACCCGAGCCGCATCAAGCTCAACCTCGGCCATGACCGGATGTTGACGATCGGTTCGGCCGTGCCTCCATTGCGCGTCACATCCCAGGGATTGGACGCGACATTCCGGGTTGCGAACGTGCCGGAAGGCGACCGTGCGCTGGCACTGGCCGCCGACCGGGCCTGGGACGGCCTGTCCATCGAGATCGACTTCGACGACGAGTTCGGGGACGACTGGCAGACCCAGACCGACCCGGACGACCGACCGACGCGACTGGTCCGACAGGCGAAGCTGATGGGCGTAGCCCTCACGCCGATGCCCGCATTCGACGATGCCAGGGTCGCTGCCGTCGCAGCCAGCAAAGACCATGAGGAAGGGAGCAGCAATGGCCCAGAAGGGCAGCGACCAGCCCCAGCCAAAGCCGGAGGAAGAATCCGACTCGTTGGAGCTCGACTTCGACAAGTTCACTGACCAGCTCGGCCGCCAGATCGGCGAGTCGCACCGCAAGCTCACCGAGGAACTGACCACCTCCCTGGGCGAGTCGTTCTCCGCTGGGATCAAAGCCGCGCTCGAGAACATGGTCGACCCGCAGCGCGACGGCCCCGAGCCGGTCCGCGCGGCCCGGTTCCAGGTGACCCGCGAGGCGCCGATCTACGCGTTCGACGGCCGCGGCCCGTCGCTGGTCCGCGACGCCTGGTACGCGCAGCGGGAACACGACGACGACGCCAAGGAGCGGCTGCGCCGCTTCCACGCCCAGTCCAACGAGGTCGCCAAGCTCGCCGCCGGCCACGTCGCGTTCGCCGCGACTAACGCGGCGGCGGAGTTCACCACCGTCACCACCTCCAGCGCGTCGGCGGTGATCCCGCCCGGCTACCGGCCCGACCTGTTCGTGACGCTGCTGGCGCAGGACCGGCCGCTGGTGAACGCCGCCTCTAGAGGCACGATCGCCAACGCGACCCCGTTCGTGGTGCCGGTGTTCGGCAGCATGACCAACCTGACCGACCCCCACACCGAAGGTGTCGCCCCCTCCGAGGGGTCGATCACGATGACGACCAAGACGGTCACGCCCGGCGCGATCTCGGGGAAGCTGCCGCTGACCCGGGAGATCGTCGACTCCTCCAACCCCGCGATCGACCAGATCGCGTTGGCGGCGATGCGGGAGGACTACGCCCGCCAGACCGAACTCAACGTGTACACGCTGCTGAACGGCGCCAGCGGCTCCGGTGGGACCATCACCGCCGGGTTCGTCCCCTCCGGCGCGCAGGCCGCGACCGTCGCCGCGGTGGCATCCCCGAAGCTGCTCGTGGATGCGCTGCGGGTCGCGCTCGCCAAGTACCCGTTCGCCCGGTTCGGCGCCCCGTCGATGGCGCTGATGGGGTCGAACCCGACTACGCTGCTCGCCACCGCGAAGGACACCACCGACCGGCCGCTGTTGCCCTCGACCGGCGCGACCAACAGCGCCGGGCTCGGCAACGCGGTCACCCAGGGCTGGTTCATCGACGGGCTCGCCCACATCCCCGCGTGGGTGGTCACCGGGGTCGCCGCGGGCGACACGCAGGTGTTCACCCTCAACCGCAACGACCTGTGGGTGTGGGAGTCGCCGGTGCTGGCGTTCCGGTTCGAGGAGAAGAGCGGCCCGCAGATCATCGAGCTGGCGCTGTTCGGCTACTTCGCCACGCACCTGCTCCGCCCGGTCGGTCTGTCCGGCATGCGGATCACCTGAGCGGAGGAGGCTCAACATTGGCTACCCACCGCGCTGGCGGCTGGGTCGACCGCGAGGACGGGGAGGGCTGGGTGTTGGACGACGCCCAGCCGCCCCCCGCCCCGGAACCGGTCGAGCATCAGCCGCTCAAGCCGACCATGGAGGCGGCCGGTGGGTGGCGGCTGGTCTCCGAGCCGCCACCCCCGGAAACGGAACCGGAACCGGACGCCGAGGCCGAGGAGGCGTCCCAGCCGTCGGACGCGGACGTGCGTGCCTGGGCGAAAGCCAACGGCATCGACGTGCCAGCCCGCGGCCGGCTCTCCAAGGACGTCGTTGACCAGTACCGCAACAGGGAGACGTGATGGCAGCCCTCACAGTCCGCGATGGCAGCGCCGGCGTCGCTGTCGCCAACCTGGACACCCCGGCCGGCGGCGGCGACACCGTCGCCGCTGGCATCGCCGCTGGTGGCTGGCACCTGCCGGTGGTGCTGGTCGTCCGCAACGGCGACGCGACCTCCACCAACGTCACCGTTGGCTCGCTGCCAGCGGTGACGGTCGCGGCCACGACCGGCACGGCGGTCATCCCCGTTGTCGGTAGCCCGTTGGGTGCCGCGGTGGCGGTCACCTACTCGAAGGTGACATCGCTGACCGTCGGCGCGTTCCGACTCACCAACCCGCTGGCGTAGCCGGCCCCGCAAGACCCCGGACGAGTAGGCCGACCCAGCCGCCGACCGGTTCGTCCCCGGGTAAAGACGTTGGGGCGGGCCTCGAAGGGAGGTTGGCCGGGTCGGCCTACCTGGGAGCCTAGTTGATCGCGGTGAGGGTGTGCTCGGTCCACCCGGACGGCCCATGCGGCAGCGGGCACTCCCCCTTGGCCTTGTCGAGCGCCTGCATGAGCTTGTTCGGGGTTGCCGACGCCTCGCTGTAGACGCAGACCGAGAACGCCGGCCCGTTGGGGATCGCCGCCGTTGCCCCCACGACCAGGCCGATGACGAGCGTGGCCGCGAGCGCCGCGGCCACCAGCAGTCTCCGCATCCTTCTGCCCCTTCCGTCGGCTTGCCTGCCGGCTTGAACCTACCCCGGGAGGTGCCCGGCCATGCCGTTCACCCTCGCGCAGCCGGCCGCCTTCGGCGGGTTCGAGGGCACCACCGGCACCGTCAGCCTGGCCAGCGGCACCACCGCCGGCAACAGCGTCATCATCTTCTTCGGCGCCTACGCGCAGACCACCGGGACGGTCACCGGGTTCACCAAACGCAGCCCCGCATCGGCGAACTCCGCCCGCCACCACGTCTTCGACCGCTTCAACGTCGGCGCGGGCGAGAACAACTGGACGATCGGGTCGGGCGTCTCCGGGGTCCATTCCTGGATCGTGGTCGAGGTCGAAGGCGTGCTCGACTACGACGTTGGCGCGTCCGCGATCGTCAACACCTCCAGCGGCACCACCGCCGCGACCGGTACCAGCGCCTCCTGCACCACCTACGACGGGGTGGCGTTGGCGTTCCACATCGCGACCGACACCGGCGCCGCGCCGGCCCTGTCGGGGCAGACCGGCGGGTTCGCTGAGCTGGCCCAGCACGGCCACACCGGCGCGACCAAGGGCGTGGTGGTGGCGCTGTCGACCCAGTTCACCCAAAGTCTGGGGACCTTCCAGTCGACCGCGACCTGCTCGGTGACCTTGGACGTGACCGACCCGGCGTCGGCGTGGGTGGCGGTCTACTCGGCCCAGGGCGCCAAGCGCGCCGCCAACATCGCGTGCATATGGGGCGGCGGCATCGCGACGGTGGCCGGGATCGCGACCGGCACCACCGGCAACGCCCCCTTCGACGGCGTAACCGGCAGCCCCGCGATCGTGGCGACGACCCCGGAGCCCGGGTTCTGCGGCTCCAACAGCCTGGAGCTGTCGGCCAGCGCGGCGGCGGAGAACCTGACGTGGCTCAACACCGGCGCGTTGGGGCTGACCGCCCCGCTCGGCTCGATCCAGACGCCGGTGGAGCGGGTCTGCTTCCAGTTCCCGGGCGCGCTGCCGGCCGCCGACCTCGACGTCTTCTCCGGCGAGCCCGGCACCAACCCCACCGTCATCCGCTACCGCTCGGCCAGCGGCAAGATCGGTGTGCAGATCGGCGCCGGCACCGAGCAGCTCTCCGCTGACGTGGTCGCGGCCGACACCTGGTATGCGGTCGAATTGCGGGTCGACCAGCGCACCACCACCTACACCGGAGACTGGCAGCTCGACAGCCCCGCGACCGGCCCCGTCGGCCAGGCGCAGGTCAGCCTCGCCGGCGCGACCGCCGGGCTGGGCCTGAACGCGCTGCGGCTGGGCTGGAACAGCGCCCAGACCGGCACCGTCCGCTACGGGTTCGTCCTGGTCTCCAAGATCGCCGGCCACTACCCGCTGGGCCGCCACGACATCCTGCCGGTCACCGTCGACCCGGCCGGCACCATCGCCCTGGGTGGCACCGCCGCCTCGACCGACTTCGAGACGTACACCAGTAACGGCACCACTGCGGCATGGAACGCCACCACCGCCCGCGACAACATCGACGAGGTCCCCCCGACCATCGGCGCCGCTGCGGACGGACTCTGCCAGGTCGTCGCCGACGCCACCGCCTACGTCGAGATCCCGCTGACCACCGTCCAGGGCGCCCCCGACGGCGCGATCCGCGCGGTGCGGCTGTACTTCTGCGGCTGGGCCGCCTCGACGACCGCCGCCACGGTCGGGTTCCGCGACCACGACGGCACCACCGAGCACACCCTGCTCGCCGCGGCCGACCCCGCGTTCGACAACAGCACCACGACGCCCGCGTGGGTGTGCCGCATGGCGGGCGCGACCAGCACGATTGTCGCCACCTGGACCCAGGCGAAGCTGGACGCGCTGGTCGCCCGGGTCGGGTTCTCCACCGACGCCAGCCCCAAGATCGGCGTGCACGCCGTCATCGGGGAGGCCGCCGTGCAGACGGCCACGGCCGCCGAGGTGGTCGGGCAGGCGGGCGGCCTGGAGGTCACCCAGCAGGTCGACCCGCTCACCTCCGGCGTGCTCGGGGTGACGGCCACGGCCCCGCCCGAGTATCCGGCGACGTTGCATCTGGACGTGGACGGCACCCCAGAGTCGCAGGTCGTCGCGGCCGGGACGAGCTACACCCGCCCCGTCGACGCGGTCGACGTGGGCACGGTGACCCGGATCGTCATCGAGCCCGACCTATCCCAGCAGCCGTAGGAAAGGGAAGCCATGCCGCTGCAGACGTGGCAGGAGACGCTGGTCCAGGCGCAGAGCGACGGCACCGCCGTCACCGGCACCGCCGAGGGGTCGCTGCTTCCCGGTCAGGCGAAGTTCACCCTGCCGGCCAACTTCCTCGACTACGTCGGCAAGACGCTGCGCATCCGCGCGTCCGGTCGGATCTCCAACATCGTCACCACCCCCGGCACCCTGACGCTGCGGGTGAAGTTCGGCTCGATCATCGTGGCCACGTCCTCGGCGATGCAGCTCAACGCCGTCGCCAAGACCAACGTGACGTGGTGGCTGGAATGGGCGTTGACCGCCCGTACCATCGGCGCGACCACCACCGCGACGTTCATGCACACCGGCGTGTGGACCTCGGAGTCGGTGGTCGGCTCGGCGGTGCCCGGCACCGGCGGGTCGGGGTCGCTGCTCATCCCCGCCTCGGCCCCGGCGGTCGGGACCGGCTTCGACTCGACGGTGGCCAACGCGATCGATCTCGCGGCGATCTTCTCGCTCACCGGCAACTCGATCCAGCTTCATCAGTACGCGCTCGAGTCGATAAACTAACTAGTGCCCAACTAGTGGTATCCTGGCGGTATGGGCAGGCCATCGACCGTTCCGGTGTGTGGACACCCCGACCGGGAGCATTACGAGAAGGGCAATTGCCGATCCTGCGCTGGGGCAGACGGTGCCAGAGTCCCGACCTGTAGACATCCGGGGCGGAAGTACTTCGGCAAGGGCATGTGCAAGCCCTGCTACATGACGGTCTGGAACAGGGAGCATCCCGATGGCCCCTCAGGGGCGGGGTGGATCAAGCGGAACCCGGAGGCCGTTGCCATCTACCGGCGGCGTCGGGCGTTGAAGGTTCATGGGCTGACCCCGGAGGACTACGCCGAGCTGTGGACGGCGCAGCAAGGACACTGCGCGAACCCTCGCTGCTCAGCTACGGCGGACCTAGAGGTGCCGGACCATCGGCGGGGTCTGGTTGTCGACCACGACCACAAGACAGGCCAACGTCGTGGGCTGCTGTGCCCCCCATGCAACCTAGCCCTCGGCTGTGTGCGGGATGACGTCGACCGGTTGCTGGGGCTGATCGAGTACCTGTCCGCGAACCGATAGGGGCTGCCCACGATGCTGGCCGCCTGGGTCGGCCTCGCCCTGGCCGGCCTGCTAGGAGGGCTGTGGATCTGGCTGGCCTGGCGCTTGGACACCCTTGAGCGCCTGATCTTTCGCCGCTGCGGCGGCTGAGGAGACCACCGAGGAGCCTGCCGTGCCGGCGACACCGTTCGTCTACGCGGTCGGCGCCCAGTCCAGCGGCACCGGCGCGGTCACCCCAGCCATCCCGGCCGGCACGGTCGCCGGCGACGTGCTGGTGCTGTTCTGCGAGACGGAGAACTCGGCCGTTCCCGCGGTCACCGACTACGCCGAGGTCACCGGCTCGCCGGTGTCGGTGGCCACCGGGACCGTGACCCGCCTCACGGTCCGCTGGCACCGCGCCACCGGCCCGGAGTCCGGCACGGTGACGGTGCCGGACGCCGGCGACCACGCCGTCGCCCGGATCGTCGGGGTGCGCGGGTGCATCACCTCCGGCGACCCGTGGGACGGCGGCGTCGCCTCCGGCACCGAGCTGGTCGCCGACACCAGCGTGTCGATCCCCGGCGCCACCACCACCGTCCCGAACTGCCTGGTGCTGGCGGCGGTGGCGACCGGCGCCAACGTCACCGACACCGCCCACGTCACCGGGTGGGCCAACGTCGACCTAGCCAACGTCACCGAGCGCTGCGACGACTGGAACACCGCGGGCCTGGGCGGTGGGTTCGGGGTCGCCTCCGGCGAGAAGCTCCTGGCGGGGACCTACGGCAACACCACCGCGACGCTGGTCACCGCGAACTTCAAGGCGCTGCTGTCGCTGGCGCTGCGGCCACCGATCGAGGTCGGTTCGGTCTCCACCGTCATCCACCCGGGCCGCGGCCCGTTCTACGCCGGGGCGAGGTTCTCCAAGTCCCCGCGGTCGACCCAGCCGCTGTCGACCGCATCGGCCGGCCCGATCACCCGCCGGACCCTCGGCGGCTTCGCCGCCGGGTCGGGCGCGTCCAGCGTCACGTCGTTCTCGGTCACCCCGACCGGGCAGGTGCAGGGCGACTGGCTGCTGGCGTTCGTGTCCACCGTCGGCGGCACCGCGACCCACACCAACTCGGTCGGCGGGTTCACCGAGATCGGCACCCAGGTCACCCAGGCCGCCACCACCACCGTCTCGCTGTGGAAGAAGTTGGCCGGCGTGGGCGAGGCCGGGCCCTACACCTTCGATGTCGCCACCGGGCGGCGGTTCGCGATCATCGTGACCGCCTGGACCGGCGCCGATCCCGCCGACCTGGTCGATGGCGTCAACGTCAGCTCTGAGGGCGCGACCGGCCAGCAGCTCGACCACAACTCGCTGACGCCGGGCGCGGCGTTCAACTGGCACATCCTCGGCACTGCCAGCAACACGGCGACCCCCGACGACGCTGTGGTCACGTTCAACCCGCCAGCGGGCTACATCGAGCTGGCCGAGGTCTGGAGCGCGCACACGGCGTCGGCCAACGCCCGCGCCTCCCTGGCGGCCCGGGAACTGCTGGACACCGCCGCGACCGGCGTGCAGCCGGTCACGATCAACGGCGGGGTCGACCGGTCGCTGGCCGGGTTCGAGGTCGTCATCCGGGTGCCGACCGGGGTCGTCACCCCAGAGCGTGTCCCCGCGTTGGCCAGCCAGTACGGCGGCTACTACTAGCCGGCTTCCCACGCCCTCCGCATGACCCGGGCCGTC